CTGTTTTGTGCTACGGAATCCGCAGAAAAGTTACTGCTGTTAGTCTGATACTGCATCTCTGCAAGAGCTTCCGCCACGGCATTTCCATTTGCTGCCGCCATAGCCTTCTCATAAGCATCTTCCACTTGAGCACGAGCCGCTTCCACATCCACACTGTAGCTGCCCCTTCTTTCACTGTCCCGGAAATTAATCCAAAGAGAGGAAACCGTCGGGTTGTATTCATGTACTAAATCCGCTATTTCCTCCCAAGAAATCGTATTGTCCCGAAGACTCGCCCATTCCTCAGGGCTTCTCTCCCTCTCATAGGAAGTCTGCATCGGCGCGGTATCCACGTTCTCCGAAAAACCGTATCGTCCGGCCGCAAAAGCCGACGTAAACGTTAAACTTGCAATCATGCAGGAAATCGGTAAAACCAAACCCTTTTTCTTCATCTTCTCCTCCAATATATCTATGTTATCGGCATGCCATGAAAGACGCCTCATAATGAACTTTCTTTCGCTTTCCCAATATAGCACAGCCATCCGGGAACTTCTTTACAATTCTCTAGCAATACTATGAATATTTGCTGTTTTCTTTTTCCCGTACATAATGCGGTAATACACCGGAAGCAGGAGGAGCCGGACGCCGGGCGGGGGGGGGGGGGGGCAGCAAAGAGGAAGAGGAAAGCAGGCACAGCGATAATCCCGAAGCTGTATTCCCGCCCGCCTACGTCGAATACATGCACGCGACGTACCCAGACGCGCACTATCGCTCGTGGGCGCGACTGAATCTCTCTGACCCGAAGGCAAAGGAACTCATGCTCAATGCCTAACTCTCATCTCTCCCAAGACCCTCGCGCCGTCGTGGCCGACATTGCCGTTGACATCGAGGCCACTGCCATGCGTGCCCATGAACAGCTAAACGGCAACACTCCCTACAGCATGTCGTGCCCGCAATTCAAGCTGGCCGGGATGGCTCTCCAGATCGCAGCCCTTGCCCGGGCTATGCGCGACGAGATAGCCGCGACGTACCCCCCCGCTCCAGCCCCGAGAGGCACGGACTAATGGCCTGGGCTGGCTCCAAGATTCGCCGACTGGCTAACCAAGTGATTGGTAGATACGGGACGGTTTGCTGGCTATGCGGACAGCCCATTGATATGCAGGCCTCCAGGCGCGCGCCGCTCGGGCTCAGTATTGATCACGTCATCCCCCGCTCCAAGGGCGGCGGCGACGACATCGACAACCTGCGGCCAGCGCACCTACAATGCAACTGCAAACGCCAAGACAGGCCAGCCGCCGCGTTGCGTCCTCGTCGGGGCTGGTCCGGCTCGGGCCAATGGCCCGGCCTGTCCGCTCCAACTCGATAGCCGTTTTTTGATCGGTCGCCGGGAAGTCCCCGCCCCCATCTTCCTATTCCCCCCGGCTCCGATATAAACTGGCCCGAAACCAGCCGCGCCAACCACGAAAGAGCACACCATGCACGAAATGACTAACGAGCTGTTCCCCGTTGCGCCGCCGCCGACGGGGGACATTGAGGACGCTGTGCGAGAGGCGTTCGACGACCTCGACGCGAAGGGCGTCCTTGGTCCTATCGAACGAGCGAAGCGCGCCGCGCTCGTCAAGGCCGCCGCCGCGCTCGACCGAAGCCTCAACGGCGGCGCGCCGAGTGTTGCGACCTCGAATGTCTTGAAGAACGTCCTGGAATCGCTCGATTCACTGCCCAGGCCAGCCGAGGGGACAGACCGCGAGCTCGATGCTTTCGACGCCGCGCTCGCCGAGCTGACCCGCGACGCCCTCGCCGCATCATGAGCGCCGAGCCGAAGTACGCCACGCCGCGCAACACGGATAACCCGACGTTCGGGGCTCGCATCGCAGCCACCGCCGCTTTCCTGGGCGGCTCGCTCATGCCCTGGCAGCGACAAGTTGCCGACGTGGCACTCGAACTTGACCCGAACGACCCGGGGGCGTGGCGTTATCCAGTTGTCGTCGTGACCGTCCCTCGACAGGCTGGGAAATCGTTTCTGTTGCGCGCCATCATGGTTGATCGTATGATGGCCTACAATAGGCATGAAATTCTTATGACTGCCCAGACCGGCAAGGACGCAAGAAAGCGTTGGAAGCAAATCAACACCGCACTGGGAGCTGAAAAAAAACCCGGCTATTTCAGGGTTTATGCATCTCAGGGAGCCGAGCGAACCGAGTACTTGAAGCGTGGTTCATTCATTTCGCCATTCGCGCCGACCCCCAAATCAATTCATGGCGACTCGCTCCACCTCGTGACCGTGGACGAGGCCTGGGCTTTCGACGCCGACTCTGGGCTCGCCCTCGAAACGGCAATCAATCCAACTCAGCTCACCATCAAGGATTCGCAGCTCTGGATTGTCTCGACCAAAGGCACGGACAAATCCGCGTATCTGAATGAGCTGATTCGACAGGGCCGGGAATCCGTCGGTAATCCGCACGCGCGAATGTGCTATTTCGAGTGGAGCGCCGACGAAGCCGCCGCCGAGGCCGACCCATATAGCGATGAAACGTTGTCGTTTCACCCGGCGCTCGGTCATACTCAGACCGCCGACAAAATCCGTGCGCTCAAAGGCGATAGCCTCGCCGCGTGGCGTCGGTCGATTCTCAACCTCGAAACGGCAACAGACGAGACCGTAGTCGATATGACCGTCTGGGCGTCTCTCCAGGACGCCGATCTACTCTCCACGACGCCCGACCCCTCGCGCGTCTGCGTCGGCGTTGATATGGCGCACGACCGAAGCGGCGCGTCCATCGTCGCCGCCTGGCTCGACGATGATGGCGACGTGTGCCTCGCCGTCATCGCGTCCGGCCCCGGTACAGACTGGGTGCAACCAGCAATCTCCGAGATGCAGGGCGCGGGCTACCAGTGGATTGGGTGCGACGCGGCGGGCCCGACGAGGACTCTGGCCGCCGATCTGGAGGCCGCCGGGCAGCCCATCACGACGCTCTCCACGCGCGACTACGCGACGGCATGTCAACTCATGCTTGACCGAATCCGCGCCCGCCGCATCGTCCATCACCCGAACGAAGAGCTATACGATGCCCTCGGGGCCGTCGTGCTTAGGCAGCTCTCGGGCGTACAGGCTTTCGACGCCGCGAAATCGCCTCGACCTATCGACTCACTCCGAGCCGCCGCCGCCGCCGTGTGGGCAGCTTGCCAGCCACGTGCGGGCATACAAATCTATTAGTGACGTGTCGCATCCGATTGGCGACGCGGCCCCCCGTCGTGCATAATCTGCCTATGGCCTCATTCGCATCACTCCTGGGCTTTCGCCGCGACGACGGGGGCGCGCCCGTGCTTCCAGGCGTAACGCCGCCGCCGCGCCGTGCAGCAAGCGTCATTGACGAGCGCGGAGCGCTCGCTATCGACTCTGTCTACCGCGCCGTGACTGTTCTCCAGTCGGCGGGAAAGCAAATCAGCCTCGATGCTTGGCGTGACGGCAAGCAGCTCGAAGGCCCGGACCTCCCGACAATCATCTCAACCCCGGGTCCGGGCCTGAGCGTCACGTCGCTCATTGCTGAAACGATCTCCAGTCTCGCACTACGCGGAAACGCCTACTGGCTCGTGGGGCGCAACCGCGACGGGCGCGTCAACTCCCTGCGCGTACTCGACCCAACCGAGTGCGTCCCCAACCTCAACCGCGAAACAGGCGAACGCACTGTCCAATGGCGCGCGCACACATGGCAGCCAAACGATTTGCGCCACCTGCGCTTGACCTACGTGCCCGGCCAGGCCGAAGGCCTCGGGCCAATCCAAGCGTGTGCCCGCTCCCTCCAGGGCGCGCGGGACATGGCCGCCTATGCATCGCAATGGACCAGCGGCGGCGGCGTGCCAACGGGCGTACTCTCGACCGAGCAGCCGATCACCGCCGCGCAAGCTAAGGAAGCAAAACGAGCCTGGAACGAGTCGAACAGTCATGACGGCGGCGTCGCCGTCATTGGTGCTGGCCTCAAATACTCGCCGCTACACCTCACGCCAAGCGAAGTGCAGTTCCTTGAATCTCGTGCGTTTGACGTGCTCGCCGTCGGTCGGATGTTCGGAATCCCGGCGCATATGTTACTCGCAGCCGTCAACGGCTCCAGCCTTACCTATCAGAACGTCACAGATGCCGCGACGGATTTTATTCGGTGGACTCTCATGGCCTACCTGCGAGAGATTGAGGACACGCTTACCGCGATTCTCCCGCGAGGCACGGTAGTTCGCTTTAACCTGGACGCGCTCCTACGTGCCAACCCATCCGCGCGCATGGCAACGCATCGCACCGCAATCGAGGCTGGCATCTACTCGCCCGCCTATGCGCGCCGCATTGAGGGCATCACCGACCCAACCGCCGACCCAACCAAGGACAACGCTCATGAATGATCTCCAGACCCGAGAATTCCAGATCGCCGCCGGGCGCGCGACCGACGAGCCGCGCACCGCTCGCGGCCTCGCCGCCCCGGCAGCTCGCCGATCCGGAACTGT